AATAAATAGTGTATAATAGAATATAAAGACGTTATACAATGCCTAAACTTTTTGGTTTCTCTATTGATGATTCAGATAAAAAACCTGATTCAGTAGTCGCCCCCGTTCCTCAGAACAATGAGGATGGGGTCGATTATTTTATACAGTCTGGTTTTTATGGTCAGTATGTTGATATAGAAGGAGTATATAAAACAGAGTACGATCTAATTAAAAGATATCGTGAAATGGCCTTGCACCCTGAGTGTGACAATGCTATTGAAGATGTAGTTAATGAAGCGATTGTGAGTGATCTCTACGATTCACCAATCGAAATAGAATTATCAAATGTAAATGCAAGTGATGGTTTAAAAGATAAAATTAGAGCAGAATTTAGACATTTAAAAGAAATAATGGACTTCGATAAGAAGTCTCATGAGATTTTTAGAAACTGGTATGTAGATGGAAGGTTATATTATATGAAGGTTATTGATGTCAAAAGACCTCAAGATGGAATACAAGAATTAAGATATATTGACCCGATGAAGATGAAATTCGTCAGGCAAGAAAAGAAAAACAGTAATACCAAACCCGGAAATGGATTAGTAGATTACAGTAATCTTAAGGATGTAAATAAAAATGCTTATCCAGATATTGAAGAATACTATGTTTATACACCAAAACCAAATTATCCAATAGGTGTTATGTCACCTGTTGCATCAGGCCGCGAAAAGAACATTAAGATTGCGAAAGATTCGATAACTTATGTGACATCAGGTTTATTTGATCGTAACAAAGGAACTTGTTTATCATACATGCATAAAGCAATCAAGGCACTGAATCAATTAAGAATGATTGAAGATAGTTTGGTTATCTATCGTTTATCAAGAGCACCAGAAAGAAGAATATTTTATATTGATGTTGGTAATCTACCAAAAGTAAAAGCAGAACAATACCTTAAAGAGGTAATGAGTCGTTATCGTAATAAGTTAAGTTATAACGCACAAACTGGTGAAGTTCGTGATGATCGTAAGTTCATGTCAATGATGGAAGATTTTTGGTTGCCTCGTAGAGAAGGTGGTCGTGGTACTGAAATATCAACTCTTCCCGGTGGACAAAATCTTGGAGAACTATCTGATATTGAATACTTCCAGAAAAAATTATACCGTGCACTTGGAGTTCCAGAATCAAGAATCGCATCTGAAGGTGGATTTAATCTTGGAAGATCGTCTGAGATATTGAGAGATGAACTAAAGTTTAGTAAGTTTGTTGGAAGATTGAGAAAAAGATTCGGAAACATGTTCAATGATATGTTAAGAACTCAATTAATTCTAAAAAATATTATTACACCTGATGATTGGGAAAAAATGAGTGATCATATTCAATATGATTTCTTATATGATAATCAGTTTGCAGAACTTAAAGAATCTGAAATGATGAATGAAAGATTAGGTCTTGCAGCAACTGTTGAACCATATCTTGGTAAGTACTATTCTACAGAGTATCTTCGTAAGAAAGTTCTTCGTCAATCTGATACAGAAATTGAGGAAATTGATGCACAGATTGAACAAGAAATTAAAGATGGTATTCTTCCAGATCCAAGTGCAGTTGATCCAATTACAGGAGAACCAGTAGATGGTGATTTGGGTGATGTTCCAATGGATGATGATTTAGAATCACAAGGTGCAGTAACTGATGCACAATTAAGTAAGGATACAAAATCAGCAGAAATTTAAGTGCAATTTATACATTTAGCGGAGGGTGCATATCCGAAGGAATCATGCACTTATCTTATAGATTTTTTTGAGACAAATATCAACCTAGCAGAACCCGGTAGAGCAGGAAATAAAAGATTAGATAATCTTGAAATTTGTTTAGATATTGATTTTAGAAATCCTAATTCAAATATTTTTGGATTAGAAAATACATTAGAAAATATTTTATTTCAATACAAACAAAAATTTCCTTTAATTGATTCAAATATTGGAAGATGGCATGTAAGTCCAACTTGTCAATTAACAAAATATGAACCAAATAATTATTATGAACATATTCATTGTGACGTTGGTAAGACTTGTCGGAATCGAATTTTTGCATGGATGATATATTTGAATGATATTAAAGAAGGTGGTGGAACACATTTTATACATCAAGACTTTACAACTGAACCGATTTGTGGTAATCTTTATATTTGGCCCGCAGGGTGGACACATATGCATGTTGGAGTGAATGCACCTTACGAATCAAAGTATATCATTACTGGATGGGTGGAATACATTTGAACCACTAAAAAGGTAGAGATATAAATAAAATATATACCTAATCTAAATATGGAAAACATTATTGACATGATTGCGATGGATTCTGAACCTGCAAAGGTTTCAGATGAACTAAAAGATCTATTATATCAAAAAGCTGCTAAAAGGGTTGAAGACATTCGACCTGAGATTGGTAATGCAATGTTTGATGAAATTGAAGATGAAGTTGAGGTAGACACTGAACCACAAGAGGAAGAATAATGACTCAAAGAACTCTTGTAAAGGGAGCAGAAGAAGCACTTGGAACAAACGCTGGAGCAGCAAAAACATTTTCTGGTGCAACTGTTGTTCGTCTAGTTAACACAGCAACTGGTGCAGATCACTTAGTGACTCTTGCATCTGCAGTAAGTGGTAGCACTGTAGGATCCTTTACATTACTAAGAGGCACTGTAGAGTTCTTGGAGAAAAATCCAGAACAAGCTGTGTTTGCTGCCAACGCTGCAGTGAAAGGTGCAAAAGTAGGATTTACTGGTTAAACAAATGAAACTAATTACAGAAGAAGTCCAAAAAGTTAAGTTTATTTCTGAGGGCAAAGGTGCAAATAAAAAGTTGTATATTGAAGGTGTTTTCTTACAAGGAGATATCAAGAATCGCAACGGAAGATTATATCCTGTAAGCACCCTCGCAAGAGAAGTTGGAAGATACAACGAACAGTTCGTTAACAAAGGAAGAGCACTTGGAGAACTCGGACATCCAGATGGCCCTACTGTTAATTTAGATCGTGTATCTCATAAGATAACTTCACTTCGTCAAGAAGGTAAAAACTTTGTTGGTAAAGCACAATTACTTTCAACACCAATGGGTAAGATTGCATCAAATCTTATTGGTGAAGGTGTTACCCTCGGAGTCTCGTCTCGTGGTGTCGGATCATTAAAAGAAGACACTGCATCTGGATGTAAAGTAGTTGGTGAAGATTTTATGTTAGCAACTGCTGCTGACATCGTTGCTGATCCATCAGCACCTGATGCTTTTGTATCAGGAATTATGGAAGGAAAAGAGTGGGTTTGGGAAGGAGGAATTCTTCGTGAACAACTTGCTTCACAAACAAAAAAGAAGATTAACACTTTAGTTGATCAAAATGTTTTAGATGAGCATAAACTTGGATTATTCCAAGATTTCTTAGCAAATCTGTAACATTATAAATAAATACAGATTATTTTAAATCTAATATTCAAATGTCCGTTGGTCAAAATTAAACGAAATGGAAAATGTAGTAACCAAAGGGGCAAAATCGGCAGATCCAATGCCAAAATTGTCCTTAACAACTCCCGGTCAAACTGGGTCTTATGAGGATTTAGGAGGCCCTACTCCTGAGAACTCAAAGCCTGATGATGATTCAAACAAATTGAAAACACCCGGAACAACCTTAAAACAGGTTAAGGATATTGTCTCTAAAGGTGCAAAACCTGCAGATCCAATGCCAGCGGGCATGAAGGAAGAGGAAGAAGTCGAAGGCGATGTTGTCGCTGAAACTGAAGTCTCTGAAGACGAAGTAGTTTCTGAAGAAGAAGCAACTGAAACTGAGGAAACTCAAGAAGTTGTTGCTGAAGAAGAAGCAACTGAGGAAGAAACTGAAGAAGAAATTGTTGAAGAGGAAGAGATTGACATCGAAGCAGATGTTAAAGCACTTCTCGAAGGCGAAGAACTTTCAGAAGAATTCCAAAATAAAGCGAAGACAATCTTTGAAGCAGCAATTAAATCAAAACTTGCTGATGTAAGAGAAAGTGTCAAAGCTGAATACGAAGAGCAACTTGTAGAAGAAGTTGCTGCTATTAAATCTGAACTTGAAGATAGAGTTGACTCATACCTTGAGTATGTGGCAGACGAGTGGATGACAGACAATCAAATTGCTGTTGAATCCGGTCTCAAGTCAGAAATGACTGATTCATTCTTAACTGGAATGAAGAGTCTTTTTGAAGAACATTATGTATCTGTACCTGAAGACAAATATGATGTCATCGAGAGCATGGTAGATAAACTTGATGAAATGGAAGGTAAACTCAATGAGCAAATCGAAAAGAATGTTGCTCTAAACAGGAGATTAGCCGAGTCATCTGCAGATGTAGTTTTTGGTGAAGTCACCGAAGGACTAGCAGCATCTCAGAAAGAAAAACTTGCAACCCTTGTAGAAAATGTTGAGTTTGAAAGTGAAACAGACTATCGTGAGAAACTTGTTACTTTAAAGGAATCTTATTTCCCAAGTAACGCTGGAGCTCAAAGAGACAAATCGGAGAATCTCTCTGAAGAGACAAGTACTCCAAACTATCAGGATATTTCCAGTTCAATGGAACACTATCTTCAGACATTAAACCGAGTGTCTAAAAAGTGATTTTTATATCATATATTCAAACAATAAACCCAAGAGGTAAATTTTAAATGCAAGCCCCTATTAATCAGGAAGCTCTTGCAGAAAAGTGGGCACCGCTTCTAGACTATGATGGACTAGATCCAATCAAAGATAATCATAGAAGAATGGTGACTGCAGTTCTTTTAGAGAACCAAGAGCAAACAATGCGCGAAGAGCGCGAATTCTTATCAGAGCAACCAACAGTTAACACCGGTTCATCAGGTGCAACTGCAGGTTTCTCAGCTGGCGCAACTGCAGCAGGCCCTGTTGCTGGTTTCGATCCAGTATTAATAAGTCTTATCAGACGTTCAATGCCAAACTTGGTCGCATATGACCTAGCAGGTGTACAACCAATGAGCGGCCCAACAGGACTTATCTTCGCAATGAGATCTAGATTTACATCTCAGAGTGGAGCAGAAGCACTATTCAACGAACCAGATACAGCATTCTCAGCACAGCATCCAGACGGAGGAAACGACGTTTCTGCTGGTTACACACAGAATGAAGGTGCGTTGACAGGTGGAGCAGTTGGTTTCGGTACTACAGGTGGTACTCAGCAAACTAACCCTGCTGCACTAAACCCAGAAGGTTCACAGCAACATAACACATACGTAACTGGTCGTGGTATGGACACTGAGGACTCTGAAGCACTAGGTACATCTGG